TATGGATATTAAGATACCCTATACACCTAGGAAGCATCAAGCTCATTTACATAGACAAATAGATAAACACAGATGGAATGTACTCGTATGCCATCGTAGGTTCGGTAAAACCGTATGCATGATCAACCACCTAATTAGGTCAGCATTACTGTCTAAACTAAAAAACCCAAGATTTGCATATATAGCTCCTACGTTCAAACAAGCAAAAAGTATTGCATGGGATTACATGAAACAGTTCACCGCCAAAATACCCCACACCAAATTTAACGAAACAGAACTTAGAGTAGATTTGCCAAATGGTTCTCGTATTACTTTGCTAGGCTCAGAATCGCCAGATGGGTTAAGAGGGATTTACCTTGATGGATGTGTGATTGATGAATATGCAAACGTCAACAGTAAGTTATTTCCAGAAATTATTAGACCAGCATTATCAGATCGTAAAGGTTATTGTGTCTTTATTGGAACTCCAATGGGAATGAACAACAACTTTTATGAGTTGTATCAACACGCACAAGGTGCGGAAGATTGGTTTAACTACAAAGCAAAAGCATCAGACACTAAGATTGTAGATAATGATGAGTTAGTCAAAGCAAAAGAAGTTATGGGTGAGAAGAAATACCTACAAGAATTTGAGTGTGATTGGATAGCAAACATAGAAGGAGCAGTATATGGAGATATTATTGCAAAATTAGATGATGATAAACAACTAACTAGAGTTCCCTACGATCCTGCTCTACCTGTATCTACCGCATGGGATCTCGGTGTCTCCGACCACAGTAGTATAATATTTTATCAGCAGCTTGGCAGAAGCATAAGCATTATTGATTATCATGAAGAGAGAGGTCAAGGTTTACCTTACTATGTTCAGCTTGTTAAAGATAAAGATTATGTTTACAAAGATCACTTTGCACCACACGATATTGAAGTTACCGATTTTGGTAATGGCAAGACCCGGAGAGAGGTCGCATATCAATTAGGAATTAGGTTTAAGGTAGTTCCAAAAATTCCACTAGAAGATGGTATACACGCAACCTCAATGACTTTGCCGAGATGCTGGATTGATACAGACCATTGCAAAAAGTTAATAGATGCGTTAAGACATTACCATAGGAAGTACATCGACAAAAATAGAATGTTTAGATCGAAACCTGTCCACGACTGGAGCAGTCATGCGTGTGATGCGATGAGGTATCTAGCTGTTGGACTACAAGAAATTAACACTAGACAATCAGCTCCACAAAGTGTAGCAGATAATAGTTACAGGATTATATAATTATGGGATCATTATTCAGACCAAAAATGCCAGCGTTGCCACCAGTTCAACCTGCACCAGAACCACCAGAATCAGAAATTTCAGCAGAAGAGAGAGAAAGAATTGCAAAAGAACAGGCAGCAGTTGAGAGAAGAAGAAGAGGTAAAAAGTCTACAATACTTACTTCACCTCTTGGAGTACAGGAAGATGATGATTCAAAACTAGAAACTTTATTAGGTAAATAATATGATTGGTAAAATGCTTCCAAAGCTACTAAATAAACCAAAAGTAAAAAAGTTTTTTAAAAAAACAACAAATAGTAAAACTAAAAATAAAACTAAAACAAAAAAATATGCTTCTTCATCTAAAAATGGAGTAGTAACTTCTAAAGGTTTATTATCAAAAAATATAAAAATATCTAAAAAAAATTTACTAGGAGCATAATGTTAGAAAAAATTAAAAAAATTTTTAAAAGAAAATCAAAAGTAAAACCAAAAAAGGTTGAAGAAGTTTTGGTGTTAGCTGAAGATAAAACTTTTGAAAATGAAATTAAAAAACCAGAAGTTAAATCTGAAACAAAATCAGAAACAACTTCATCACTAACATTCGGAGAATAATATGGGTGCAGGAAAAAGTGGAGGAGGTGGTGGTGGAAACAATAATAAAACTAAATTTGGTTATACTAAACCACCAAAAAAAAGTGTTACAACTAAAGTTGTAGATGCTGGTAAAAATCTTATTACTGCTAGAAGAAAAACTGCTTATAATGTTTCAAAAGTTATTCCAGGTTCTGAAAAAAGATTAAGAAAAAATAGAACTGATTACAGAAATTATTTAACTTCAAAAGGTTCTACTCCAGATTTTTTAAAAGATGATAAAAACTTAACTAGCTTTGAAACTTATGACAAGTTAATAAGTTATAAACCAACTCAAAGAAATCCAAATGAAAAAGTAGCTTTAAGCTATGCAGATTATTTAGCTGAAGAAAAAGGAAATTATAATTTAAAAATGGCAGGTAATGTTGGTAGCATAAATAATCCAGATAGAGCCAGAGACAGTAATAATAATCAACAAATAAAACCAGTAATATTAGATTCTGCACCTACAGAAGCTGAAGTATCACAAAGTGCCGCAACAGAAGCAGAAGCAGAAGCATACGATTTAAGAAAAACAAAAAAAAGAGGTAGATCAATGACAAGATTAAGATCAACAAAATCTGTAGATAATAAGTTGACATTAGGTAAACCAAGTCTATTAGGATCATAATGGCAAGAACAGATTTAAGTAAAAGTTTATTATCAAGATACGAGAAGCTAGAAGGTCAAAGGCAAAACTGGGAAACGCATTGGCAGGAAGTTGCAGATTATATGCAACCAAGAAAAGCAGATGTAACCAAGACTAGAGCTAGAGGGGATAAAAGAAACGAATTAATTTTTGATTCTTCTCCAATACAAGCAGTAGAATTATTAGCAGCATCATTACATGGTATGTTAACAAATCCATCAACACCTTGGTTTACCCTAAGATTTAAAGATGAAGATGTTGAAAATGAAGATGAAGCAAAAATTTGGTTAGAGTCTGCAACAGATGCAATGTACACAGCATTTAATAGATCAAACTTTCAACAAGAAATATTTGAATTGTATCATGACTTAATTACATTTGGTACAGCTTGTATGTTTATTGAAGAAGATGATGATGATTTAATTAAGTTTTCAACAAGACATATTAATGAAGTATTTATTGCAGAGAATGACAAAGGTAGAATAGATACAATCTTTAGAAGATTTAAAATATCTGCTAGAGCTGCAGTACAAAAATTTGGCGACAATGTTTCATCAGATATACAAGGTATCTTTAGAAAAGATCCATATCAAGAAGTAGAAATACTACACGCAGTTTATCCAAGATCAGACTTTGATCCTAAGAAAAAAGATAAAGAGAATATGCCATTTGAATCTATTTACTTAGAATATAAAAATGCAAATGAATTATCTGTATCTGGATTTAAAGAGTTTCCTTTTGTAGTACCAAGATACTTAAAAGCATCAAACGAAATTTATGGTAGATCTCCAGCAATGACAGCTTTGCCAGACGTAAAGATGCTAAATGAAATGTCAAAAACTACAATTAAAGCTGCACAAAAACAAGTTGACCCACCACTATTAGTTCCAGATGATGGTTTCCTACTTCCAGTTAGAACTGTACCTGGTGGATTAAATTTTTATAGAAGTGGTACTAGAGATAGAATTGAACCACTAAACATTGGTGCAAACAATCCATTAGGATTAAACATGGAAGAGCAAAGAAGAGATGCAATCAGAGCTGTGTTCTATGTTAATCAATTAATGATGCAACAAGGTCCACAAATGACAGCAACAGAAGTTATTCAACGTAACGAAGAGAAAATGAGATTACTTGGTCCAGTATTAGGTAGACTACAATCAGAATTATTAAAACCATTAATTGATAGAGTGTTTAATATATTACTTAGAAATAATTTATTACCACAAGCACCAGAGTTTTTGTCTGGCAGAGATATAGAAATAGAATATGTATCTCCACTTGCTAAAGCACAAAAATCTTCAGAGCTACAATCTATTATGAGAGCAATAGAAATATTAGGATCATTAGCTAACGTAGCACCAGTATTTGATTATGTTAACTTTGATAATCTTGTGAAACACTTGGCAGACATAGTTGGAATGCCGCAGAAATTATTAAAATCACAAAATGAAGTTAATGCTCAAAGACAAGAACAAGCAGCACAAGCTGAACAACAACAACAAATGGCACAGATGCAACAAGTTGCACAAGCCGCAGGAGATGTAGCACCACTAGCAAAAGCATTGCCAGAAGAAGCAAGAGCTGTAGCAAATGCTGAAGTGGAATAGTATGGAACCAAATAAACAATTGCAAAAACTTATAGAAGGATTAAAAAAAAATTACGAATATATATTCAATACAGAGGAAGGCAAAGAAGTCTTGCTCGATCTTGAAAAAAGATGTCATTATCATTCTACCACTAACGTTAAAGGGGATAGTCATGAGAGTGCATATATGGAAGGACAGCGTAGTGTTCTTCTATTTATTAAATCAATGCTACGAAAGGATAAAGGAAAATAAATATGTCAAGCGAACAGATAACACAGGAAACTGTGCCTGT